GCCCTCTGCGGATGGCAATTTCTAAGTACGGACAAGTCATAAGTCCCTTCCCCAAAGAGGACTTACAGGAGTGTGAAGATGACATGTTCAACCGACTACGACCAATACAACATGAGTATCGCTTACTCACGGAGGAGGAGACGATTGGAGGGAACGACTGGGAATTCTGTGATAGAATGAACATGCAATCCTCGGCGGGATGGCCATATCTCAAGAGGAAACCACCAGGTGCAGCAGGTAAAGGGTGGTTGTTCGACATAGAAAACTCAAGGATTACTGACACGCTACTGAAACAACGCGTAGCAGAACGTGAATTCCTGGCAAAACAGGGAATCAGGATTGAAAGTATTTGGCTAGACTCACTGAAGGACGAGAGACGACTCATCTCTAAAAACGCCCAAGGTAAATGTCGTGCCTTTGTCATTGCACCCACAGATTTCAACTATCTAGGGAGACAATACTTCATGTCGTATCTGTGTTTACGCAAACAACAGCGCATAAAATACAGTACGTGTGTCGGAATCAACGCAGCAGGTACAGAGTGGACTAAAATCTACTTCCACTTGCGAAAGAAGTCGGATATCGGAATAGAGGGAGATTTCGGTAGTTTCGACGCTAAAACGGATCCAGACATCATGCACCACGTGGTGAATGTGATCAACCGTCTGTACGATGACGGTAAAGACAACGCGAGAGTGAGACATGTACTAGTCCAGGAAGCTCATAACAACTTCCATCTGTGTCTAGACGTCCTTTACATGGCTCACATAGGCATGCCTTCCGGCTTGTTTATGACTGACATTCTCAACAGCGACGACAATGAATTCTACATCAAACTGGCCTTCCTAGGGCTAGCGAGAGAGCATGGCATACCAGCCGACTGTTCCGACTTTTGGAATTGGTGTGCAATGGTAACATACGGAGACGATAACGTAATTTCGATACCGCATGAAATCATCGGGTGGTTCAATCAAACGAACATCACCGCTTATCTTGCAAAGTATGGTGTAGAGTACACTGACGCCTCTAAGCTTGGAATCACTGATTTCAAGAAGATCGACGACGCTTCGTTCTTAAAACGAGCGTTCCGCAACGATGAATACGATGCGAACTTCAAACATGGAGCTATCGCTGACTATGTCATACAGGAGGAGATCAACTGGGTGCGCGAAAGCCCAGACCCGAGGGCAGCTCTTGAAGCGAACATCGGCGATGCAATGCGCTTCGCTTATGCTCATGGCAAAGACTACTTCGACGGATTTGTAGCCAAGATCCGTCCGGCTTGTGATGCGGCCGGTATTCAAATACCATCGCTCACGTTCCGAAAACTGCAGGAAGAATACATGCAGTCATAGGTTTGAATTCCTATGCGCAGACTGTTCACTTACAGCGATCAAAAACTTCTAGGTTTAGGAGTGGAATCTGGTCCAATCAACGATGACCACCATTCTTCAACTTAACGAGTAGCACAGCAATTGCTTTGACTCGAGTCGTACTATTTTGCAACTTTAGACTTAAGTGTTTAGTAGAGGATTTTATAATTTAGAAATTTTAGGAATTAGTTATTTAGGCCCCCTCGTTCAAAT